GTGAAGGATACGTTAAAAAGTATTGGGAAGATGATCTACGCGATTATCAAACAGAATATGATATTGAAAGATTTGAAGTTCTTGAGTATTGGGGAACAATCGACAAAGAAATCTTAGAAATGGGTGGTGTCGATATCCCAGAAGAGTTTGAAGATATTGACGAAGTACAAGCAAACATTTGGTATTGCAATGGGCGTGTCTTACGTGCGGTACTGAATCCATTTAAGCCTGCTAACATTCCATACTACGCAGTTCCTTATGAGTTAAATCCGTACTCATTTTTCGGTGTAGGTATCGCAGAAAACATGGACGATACACAGACGCTGATGAACGGTTTCATGCGTATGGCTGTGGACAATGCAGTTCTCTCAGGCAATCTATTAATTGAGATTGATGAGACAAACCTCGTTCCGGGGCAGGACTTGTCCGTTTATCCGGGCAAGGTCTTCCGTCGTCAAGGCGGCGCACCGGGACAGGCTATCTTCGGTACTAAGTTCCCGAATGTTTCTGGCGAGAACATGCAGTTGTTTGACAAAGCTCGTGTATTAGCGGACGAGTCAACAGGCTTCCCCTCATTTGCACATGGGCAGACAGGTGTTGCAGGTGTAGGACGTACAGCGTCTGGTATCTCTATGTTGATGAATGCGGCGGCAGGTGGCATCAAGACTGTTATTAAGAACATAGATGATTATCTACTTGCACCTCTTGGTAAGTCGATGTTCTCATTTAACATGCAATTTGACTTTGATCCTAACATTAAAGGTGATCTTGAAGTCAAAGCTCGTGGTACAGAATCTTTGATGGCGAATGAAGTTCGTAGTCAACGCTTGATGCAGTTCTTGCAAGTTGCTTCTAACCCAGCACTCGCGCCATTTGCTAAGTTCCCGTACATTGTGCGCGAGATTGCTAAGTCAATGGATCTTGATCCTGAGAAGGTAACCAACAGCTTTGAAGAGGCGGCGTTACAACAGAAGATCATGCAACAGAATGCGCCACCTGCTCCTCCAGCACAACCAGCAGGTGGACCACCTGGAGTTCAAGACCCGACTGGAGCAGGTAATGGGAACATTGGTGTAGGACAAGCTCCTGTACCGGGAGAACAAGGATTTACAGGAAATGATCAAGGTGGACAGCCAGCATCGCCAGAAGGTGGTCAGCAAGCTCAAGCCCCTCTGCAGTAATAATAGGCAGTGGGAATCTTATTGTGAGTATTTGGATATTATGATATCCGAACAGCATAAGAAACTAGAACAATCAGACAACATAGTATCCATTCATCAAGCGCAGGGTGCAGTACAAATATTGCGCACTCTCAAGTATCTAAAGGACGAGGCTTTAGCTAATGGCTAGACGTAGCAAAAAAACTGAAGAGCAAATGAAGTTGTTTGATGAAGGTGGCCTTAAAGATGAAGGCGGTACTATTGATCCAGTTTCAGGCAATGATGTTCCGGCAGGTTCTACACAGGCGGAAGTGCGTGATGATATTCCCGCACAGCTAAGTGAAGGGGAGTTTGTATTCCCCGCAGACGTAACTCGTTACATTGGTCTTGAGAATCTCATGGAGCTTCGTAATAAAGCTAAGAAAGGTTTGGCGCAAATGGATGCCATGGGCCAGATGGGCAACTCTGAAGAAGCTACCATGGATGATACAGCGGAGATGGATGTAGACATCGACGCAATGATTGATGAGTTTGATCCTAACAGCCCTGAGACTATGCAGTTCGCAATGGGCGGTGTAGTTAAGGCTCAGGCAGGCGCAGTTATTCCCGGCCAGATGCCTGCTCAGCAATTTAGTTATGGTTATCAAGCACCACAACCACAAGCTGGATATCAAGCTCCACAAGTTCCTTCAACACAGTTTCCAGATTACAGTCAGTTTGTATCTCGTCCTGCGCAATCTGCTGTTGGTGAGCAAAAGGGTGTCACAGAACAACGTCAGTACATCGGACCTAATGGCGAGATGATCACTATTATGTTTATGGATGGAAAACCACAACAAGAAATTCCAGCGGGCTACAAGGTCTATAAGCCAGAAGAAGTTAAGACACCTGAAGTTGTAGCTCCTACAGTGGTGCAACAAGATGGTGGAGGAGATGGTCCAGAAGATACTTCCCCGGATATGAGTGGTTTT